TGTCAACAGCTTAAAGCAAAAAAACAAAAGTTTTTTTAAATATTTTCTTAAATAGTACTTGACAAGGTGACCCACCCCATTTCTGAAAAGAAATCCTAACACTTTACACAAAAAGCGGCGGGGGGAGTGCGATTTCAATTTCTAAATGTCAAATACCCCACCCCTTTTCTCGGCGCGGTTTTCGGGGCCAATGTATTTATTATCTTTTGTTTAAAAAAATAAACCCCGTGTAATATAAACAAATGAGTTTATCATATTCCAATCTGCCTGTTTATGTAGGGGCGCAGAACACAAACAGTATTATAGAGGCTGATGCGTACATACCGTCTACTCAGGCTAATGTATCATTAACGACTGCTAATACTGCAAAACGTTTATTGGGGCGAGACGTAACTTCTACTGATCAATTCCGAATAAATGGGCCATTGGGGGCTAATATATCATTTAGTTGTTTTTTAGATCCAGTTTTTGCTGGGGGTTTTGATTTTATGGCGGCTGATAGGGACACTAGTTTTTTTCCTATACAGATTGGGGGTAATTTATATAAGAATTGTTATTTAAGTGATTATTCTATTTCTGTTGCTCCTTATGTACCTGTGACATTGAGTGCTAATTTTGTTTCTTTAACTCCTGCTAGTGGGGAGAAGGTGGGTGGTGATGCTAATCCTTATGGTGGGGTTGCTTTGCCATTTGATCCTGATGATATTGCATATGGGCATACATGTACGCTTACTAACATGACTACGGTAGTTGGTAGTGTTCAATCACAAATTAATTATAGAAAGACATTCTCCCGCACCCCGATTTACACTTTAGGGTCTACTTTAGCTAGTAGTATGCTTTTAGATTCTGTTGAATCACAAATGTCTATTACTTCTACTGGTTTGGGTAATTTGATAGATTTCAATGGTACTGAGCTTAGTAGTAATCTTACAGTTAATCTTCTTAATGTTGACGGGGATGTAACTATTCCTGCTTTAACTATGACTGCTGGGGCGAAAGTATTAACGCAAGGGTACAATGTTAATGGAGGTGATACTTTATCTGCATCTGCGACAATAAAAGAGATAAATTTATAAAGTATTGGTGTAAAGATACACAATGCCCCGAAAGAAAGCTTCCCCTTCTAAGCAAGCGCCTTTTGAGATGAAATCTAATTTTCACTCAATAAATTTCAAACAGCGCGATTTTAACTTCAACGCCAAGCAACGATCTCTACTTGAGTCAATATTGGATGATAATACAAAAATAATATTTGTAGCAGGTCCAGCAGGATCTAGTAAAACATATATGTCGGTATATGGATGTTTACAAATAATGTCTAAGGATTTTGATAAAGACTTACTTTATATAAGAAGTATAGCCGAAAGTGCTGATAAAGGCTTAGGTAGTCTCCCTGGAGATATTTCAGATAAATTTGATCCCTTTCTTATGCCCTTGTACGATAAGTTAGACGAAATGGTACATGAGGGCGATACAGCCTACATGAAACAGATAGATCGTATTTCTGCTGTACCTATAAACTTTTTAAGAGGCGCTAACTGGAACAACAGGCTTATTGTGGCAGATGAAGCACAAAACTTTACCTTCAAAGAATTAACTACTTTAATCACTAGAATTGGAGAAGGAACAAAATTAATTATTTGTGGCGACTTTATGCAGAGCGATATAAATGGCAGAAGCGGTTTTAAAGAAATGTTTGATTTGTTTAGTTGTGAGGAGTCTGTAGAACATGGAATCACTTCATTTAAATTCACCAATAAAGATATAGTTAGAAGTAAAATATTAAAATATATTGTTTCAACAATAGAAAAACACAAATCAGTGTAATCATATATATATAACAAGGCGACCGTCCAAGCGACAGCGGCCAACAGCTTTTTTTAAAAGAGACAACGATCTTGTTAACTTTAGTGTAATAAAAATTAGAAAAAATTCTTTTAAATTATATAAATATATAAGCTTATGAGCCATCTGTTCTGTCCTAGTTGTGGTACTAAATTAGAGTATGCAAATGCAAAACCTAATTTTTGTGTTAAATGTGGTGTTCAATTAAATACTAGTTACGCTTCTAATACTGCTCAAGATCAACCAACAATTGTAGAGAATGTTGATTTTGGGGAAGATGAAACAAATTCTCAATCTATACCTAGTATAAGTAAATTGCAGGTAGATTTTGAAGTGGATGATAGTAAAACTTTTACATTGGGTTCATTAGCAGGAAAAAATGCTCCTCCGACAAATACTCGCAGGGCTAAAGCAAAGTCTGTTGATGAATTCATTGATGAAAGAAAAGAGCGATAAGAAAACATATGAAGATTGCTCGGACATTATAGATCAAGCCATATTAAAACAAAAATATAAATGGCGGTTAAACGCGGTTAAGTGGTTTGATTTTAATGATGTACAGCAAATTATAAAAAGCCACATTTCAAAGAAGTGGCATATGTGGGATCAATCTCGTCCTCTTGAGCCATGGATAGGCAGAATAATTTCTAATCAAATTCGCAACTTACTGAGGAATCATTATGGCAACTATACCAATCCCTGTACAGCTATAAATTTACCTAACCATAATAAACATACTTGTGAAGTTTGTCGCAAGTGGGAGAAAACTAAAAAAATAGGACTAGGTCTTAAAATCCCATTATCTACAGAAGATTTTAGCAAAGAGGTCCATGATAGGTCTTATATTGATTTTGATTTCAAAAGGTCTTTAGGCAAACTCGATTTTCACATGAAAGCCAAATTGACTAATATTCATTACAGGGCTTACCGCATGTTGTATTTTGAAAAGAAAACAGAACAAGATGTAGCTAAGTACATGGGTTATAAAATATCCCCCGAAAAAAACAAGCTGGGTTACCGCCAAGTAAAGAATTTAAAAAAGAAGTTCCTACAGCTGGCTATGGAAATACTAAGAAACAAAGATATTATAGATGATGGATCTTTCTGAAGAGCAAAAACAATTTTTAAGGGAGAATGCTTCAAAAATTCCTGACCTTATAAATTTAACAAAACAATGTTTTGATGATGAGTCTTTAGATGGTAGGTCTAAAGAGGGTCGTGCGGTACGCAAATTTCTTGTAGAAAGTTCAATTGATTTCAAAACTACTGGCCGAGAGCCTTGTGAAAAAATAGAGTTTACAGAAGAACAAAAAGATTTCATTCTTCAACAAGCTGAGGACGGTTTATCGTCTTTAGAGATAGCAAGGATTGTATTCGCTGATAGAAGAGTCGCTCCGTTGTCTAATGAGCAACGAGCTGTACTTGCCTTGATAAGAGAGGTTAACCCAGACATTTTACCTTCTCAGGACAGTGGAGCGTTGAATTCATACATTTCACCGAAGTCTCCGAGCAGGATCATCAAAAAAATCAATGATGCTACTGGAATGGGTTTAGATGAATCCAGAGTTAACAGACAAAAGCAAATTTGCATTGAAAGGCTTGGCATAAACTTAAACAACTCTCGCTTTTTAAAAATAATTAATAATTATTTAAATGAAGAGGATAGAACTCTTTTTGAGCATGAGTTCGTTAGATTGACTTGGGATAAGCCTGATTTGACTGCTGATGAATTAAATTTGTATTTAAATGTTTGTAAGGAGGTAATTAACCTAGAAGTAGTTAGTTCTCACCTGAACAAACTTAATGACATGTTTGATATCGCCGATGACCAAACAGAAATGAGCGTTAGGCTGGCAGAGATTATAAAAGCTAAATCAGGTGAATATCACCAGTGCGAAAGCAGAATTGAAAATTTAACGAAAAAACTTCAAGGAGATCGTGCAGAACGCATGAAAAAGAATCAAAAGGAAAATGCTTCCTTTTTATCTATTGTTCAACTCTTTCAAGAAGAAGAGGAAAGAAAAACTATGGTACGTATTGCTGAAATGCAAAAACAAGCTGTTAAAGAAGAAGCCGACAGATTAGAGGGAATGGCTGAGTGGAAAGCTCGGGTTTTAGGAATTTCACAAGAAGATGTCATATAGCTGTAAAGAATGTGGGGAATCTTTTGATTCATTAAGAAGCTTACATGCACATATAAAAAAGCATGACATGTATGTGGGTGATTACTATGTGAAAAATTTCCAAAAGAAGGATAAACTTACGGGAGAGCTTATACCTTATAAAAAATACGATCAGTATTTCGCTACTGATTTCATGAATACCGCCAACATGAGGCAGTGGTGCGATGAGGCTCCCCGTCGAGAGGTAAAAGAATATATAATAAATACTTTTAAACATAGAGTACTAAGCAAGAGCTTAAATAAGTTTCCCCCCTCCCTTTACTTAGAAACTGCGGGTTTACCCGACATAGACATATGCAAAAAGGCTTTCGGTAGTTACAACGCAGCCTGTAAAGAATTTGGTATGTTGCCCATGCTCTCGAGGCAACTACCAAATGAATTTTATAATAATTTTGAAAATACTCGTATATTCGTAGATACGAGAGAACAGAACCCACTAATATTTAAAAATAATGAAACACTAAAACTTGATGTGGGAGATTACGCTGTAATGGGTGAAAATTTTGATTACACTTTTGTGGATCGTAAATCTTACCAGGATTTTTGCTCGACAGTTACACTTGGGTATAACAGGTTTGTAAAAGAGATAGAAAGATGTAAAGCATTAGACTCTTTCTTGTATGTTGTGGTGGAAGCTAATTTTGATACTATAGAAGAAGAAAATAAAAAGAATTATAAAAAATATAAACTTGACTATGTTTTTCACCAAATGAGGGAAATACAATCTAAGTACTCGGATTGCTGCCAATTTGTATTTAGTGGGTCTAGAGAAAAGAGTATTGAATTAATACCGAAAATTCTTGTTTTAGGTAAAAAACTTTGGGAGGTAGATCTCCAGTATTTTTGGAACAAACATATAAAACAACATGGCTTGGGAAGTAGGAAAACAAAAACTCGAAAGAGAGTACAAGGATATAAATCAACAATTGCTGGAAAAAGAGGGGTATTTGGATGATCTGGAAGCAAAGATTTTGCTTTACAAATTTCTTAGAGAGAATCCTTCTTTTGCTACTGAGTTGTTTACAGGGGTAAAACTATTCCCCTTCCAGCATATGGCTATAAAGGCCATGATGGAGTCTGATTACTTTTTGGGCATATGGAGCCGAGGAATGTCCAAAAGCTTCTCTACGGCTATTTTCGCGCTCTTAGATGCTATTTTAAATCAAGGTGTTCAGATAGGAATATTATCTAAATCATTTAGACAATCTAAAATGATATTCAAGAAAATTGAAGATATTGCTAAAAGTCCTAAAGCGGCCTTCTTTTCTCAATGTATTACCCGAACTTCTAAAATGAATGATGAGTGGGTTATGGAAATAGGTCAAAGCAGTATCAGAGCTTTACCTTTGGGTGATGGTGAAAAGCTAAGGGGTTTTCGTTTTCAAAGAATGATTATTGATGAGCTTTTGCTTATGCCTGAAAAAATCTTTAATGAAGTTATCATGCCTTTTTTGTCTGTGGTTGATAATCCAACTGAAAGACAAGAGGTATATGATTTAGAAACAAAAATGATAGAACAGGGGAAAATGAAGGAGGAGGAGAGAAAAAGGTGGCCAAACAACAAAATTATTGGACTATCTTCTGCTTCTTACAAATTCGAGTATCTTTATAAGCTTTATCAACAATATGAAAATTTAATACTAAATGAAAACAAACAAGATGGGGCGCATAGGACAGTTATGCATTTTAGTTATGATTGCGCTCCCGAACAGCTATATGACCAAAATCTTATAAAACAATCTAAAGCCACAATGAGTGATTCTCAGTTTGATCGAGAGTTCAATGCAATTTTTACAGATGATAGCTCTGGTTATTTCAAAGTTAGCAAAATGGCTGCTTGTACAATACCTGACGGCGAAGGACAATCAATAGAAGTAAGGGGCCATAAAAATGATGAATACCTTTTAGCTTTTGACCCTTCTTGGTCTGAAAGCGAAAGCTCGGATGATTTTGCGATGTTGATAATTAAATTAAACAAAGAGCAAAAAAAAGGAACTGTTGTACACAGCTATGCTTTATCAGGTGCAAATCTTAAAACGCATATAAAATACATGGCTTACCTCTTGACTCATTTTAATATTGTCGCAGTAGTGGGAGACTACAATGGAGGGGTACAATTTATGAACTCCTGCAATGAAAGTACAATTTTTAAAGATTTAAATTTAAAGTTAGATACCATTGAAGC